ACACGGAGAAACGGCTTGCCGGTGGCGGGATTCGTGCGGAGCCAGGCGCGCACGCGGCCCCAGCCGTTGACGCGATCGTTATCGGCCGGGTGCAGCGGGACGCCGTTGCGCCGAAAGGTATCGAGGTGCGTTTCGCCGCCGTCGTGGCCGGTCTGATCGGCCATCTTGGGATCCGCCAGCCAGCGCCGCACGCGCCAGCCGCGTTCCTTCACGCGCTCGCGCGCGGCGCGCGCCACCTCGCCGGCCACGAGCTTGTCGCGCCGTGGCCCGTTGAACACGTATTCATCGTCCACGATGAGCGTGCCGTCCTCGGCCAGCACGAACCACAAAATCACGCCCTCGTGGGCGTAGCCCCAGTCCATCGCCGCGTCCCGCAGGTAGACGGCCGGCAGGGCGCCATAGCGCGCCAGGTCGGCGCCGTCGAGCACGTGCAGCGCGCGCCGAAACTCCGGAAAGAATTGGCCGAGGAAAATATTCCAATCGCCCTCCAAGTAGGCGCGGCGCATTTCCGGCGGCAGCCGTCGGAGTTCGCGCTCGTACTCGATCCAGTTGAGGTGAGGGTTGTCCTTCGGCAGCGCCGGAATGTAGTGGTAGTCGGCGGCGTCGTACACCTCGTCCTCGTCGGCGGTGACGTCCTGATCGATCCACCGCCGTTTGACCCACTGCGCTTGGGGGCCGCCGGGGTTGGTGGCGGCGCCAAATTGCGGCGTCACGCCGGGGATCGTCGTGCGGAGACACGAGCACAACATGAGGTGCTGGTACTCGGTGAACGTGACCAGTTCGTCTTGACTGATCCGTTCGTAGGCGGCGGAGAGGTACGTCTCCACATCGTCCTCGTGCTGGACGTGGCCGAATTCGGTCAGCGAGCCGTTGGGGTAGTAGAGGACGCCCGCGCCGACCTCCGACGGGCGCCAGCGAAAGCCCACGGCCTCGCCGCCCATCGCTTGCATGTCTTTCGGGATATAGCGGAGGTGGCTGCGTTGGAGTTCGGTCAGCTTGCGGCGCACGATGAGCGTTTGCGCGCCGGGCACGCTCAAACAGAACAGGTGGTGATCCCACCGCACGGCCAGGCTTTTCCCGCACCCTTTGCTGCCGCCGAACAGGCGATACCGGGCGCGCGACGAGTGGAATTCGCGCTGCTTGTCGAACGGTTCATAGACGACGGCGCCGCCGACCGTGACGGCAAACGGGTCGGACATAGCGCCGCCTTTCTGTGATAAAAAATTGTGGTTTACACGCGCCCGTAGCTCAGTTGGTAGAGCACCCGGCTTTTAACCGGGGTGTCGCCGGTTCGATCCCGGCCGGGCGCACCAGTTTTTGAGAGGGAGGCGACGATGCGCGTCACGCGAGCCGAGGCGGCGGCGAGTGCCGCGATCCGCCGCGCCCATAAACTCCCGGCCAGGTGCGCGTGTGGCGGGCGACTCGTCTACGCGCAATCGGGCTCGTATGTCGCGAATTATTGCGACCGCTGCACCACGATCGGTGTTACCCGCCCGCCTGACCGCTCGTTTTTCTTTCGGAGGCGATGATGCGCGAGACGCCGCTCAATGCGTTTTTGATCGCGTGCGGGCGCGCCCCGGAAAACCCGATCCCGCCCCGGTGGCCGCGCGTGCTGCGCCGTTGGCAGTCGAAACATCCGGCGACCGTCTTTAGCGCCACCGATCGGGCGTTGGTGCAGATCCTTGCGCGGTTGATCGTGGCCGATCTAACACGGGGGCAAACCCAGGAGACAAAGCGATGAAGAAGTTCGACCGCATCGAGCAGATCCAGCCAGCCGCCCCCGAGCCGAGCCGGGAGCCGGTGGACGTGGAGGCGCTGGCGCGCACGCTGCGAAAGCACATCGTGCAGCGGCACGTCACGATGCCCTTTGAGGATGACCCGAAGTTCGGCAAGGTCATCAGCGGCTCGGATTGGAAAGCGTGGGATGAGGCCACCGACGCTAGGACGGTTGAGATCCTCGCCGCCCTCCGCCGTGTGCAGCCCGAGAAGGAGACACCATGAACAGACCCGCGCTACTCACCGCCGCCGCTCACCCGCAGATGACGTCGTGCGACCCGCAGGGGAACGGCCGCGCGACCTCGTGCCGCGAGGCGCATCCAGACGACCCGAGCCGCTGGTGCGCCGGCTGCCTCATCGCTGAGTTGGTCATGAGCGACACCGACCCAGAGAGCACCCCCGATCCCGATGGCGTGTCCTGGCTGGACGCGGCGCACCGCGCGCTCCGCCGCGTGCCGGCGCTAGAGGCCGAGGTCGCGCGGCTCGAATCGCGCGTGCAGGAACAGGCCGCCACGATCGCGCGCTATCAGGCGATCTGGCGGGCGCTAGAGGCCGAATCGATTCTGTCCCGCTCCGTCGTGCGCCGCCTGGCGGTGCAGTTGGGTAAGGTATGAAACACGATTACGACACGACGTTAGCCCGCATCGCCGGCAACATCGCCGCCGGCTTTGTGACCATGCACGCGGATAAACCCCTCGACGGACCCAACATCGCGAAAGGGGCCGTGGCCCTGGCCCGCCTGATCGTGGCCGAGGTGCGCGAGGCCCCGACCGCGACCATCGTGGAGCTACGCGGCGAGCACCCCGAAATCCCGGTGAGCGCCGTCTGCATCCTCAACGGGTGCCACTTGAGCCGGGACAAAAGCGCGGGCAAGCTGGCCGCGTTGCAGGCCCGCCACGACGCCATGCGCGACACCGATCCCGGCCGCGACCGATGATGCCCGATCGCCTCGCGACCGCCCTCACCAGGATCACGTGGGCCCTCGTCGCCCTCGCCGTCATCCTCGCCGTCCTCATCGTCACCGCCCGCTGTAGTACCGGCCTCCGCGCCGACCCGCCCATCCGTACGATCGATTAGGCAGAGCTAGCCGACACCGCAATTCTTCGTCACGCGACATGACACGCTGTACGTACCGCTTAACCGTCGCAGACGTAAAAATTTTGGGGTGGCGTCCGGGACCGACCCCGGTCGGGCCCCCTACGGGGATCCGACGCCCGTCGAGGCCGGACCGGCCTTGGTTCGCCCAAGTCTCATAGAATCAACAAGTTACAGTGTGTTAACAGAGGATCCATTATCAGATCCTCACGTTTTCCCAAGGAAACCTAGGGGCATGGGCGATCGTGTCGGTCCGTGACGTCACGCCTGCCTGCCACGCCTGCATGTGCAGGGCAGGCAGCGATAGGCTGCCCCCGGCTGCCCCGGATCTCAGGTGGGCCCATGCTGCCTGTACGGCCTGTGCTGCCTGTACAGCACGTGTCCTCCCCAAACCCCTCAGATTGTTGGGAAACCTGGCGGGCCGGCGTACCTCCGGCCGGGCCAGGTGGACGCATGCGTTGCAGGTGGAGCGGTCCGGAGCGGTATCGTGTGTCCCCACTTGCTCGGGCGCATGCGGGCGCCGAGCATTGGATCCCCATCATTGGCGGGCGCCATGGGGAGACGCGGGCCCGTTACGCGACACGGGCCGGCGACACGCAATCTGACACGGACTAGCGGCAGGCTACGCCTGGCCCGGGCCCGTGTCAATCCGTGTCGCGTGTCGCAGGAACGGCGCGATCGTGGACGTCGATCGGCGGGCCAGGTTCGGCCGGGCCAGGTGGGCCAGGTGGGCCCGCCTGCAAGGCGCCGAGCGCGAACGGGATATTCACGACGATCGACGGCCGGGCGTCCACGTTGACCGACGGGCCCGCCTTACGATCGATCACTTCAGCCGCTTCGAGCCATTCGCGGGCCCCGTGGTGAAAGCCCTTGCGACTGGCCAATTTGGACGCGATCGCCCATTCATCCAAGCGATCGATCGTCCCGCTCACGAGCAGATCATGTGTCAGGGACCGCGCATCGGTCGTATGCGCCTGCACGATGCGGCGTACGCTTGGTTCGGAGCACCCGACAACTTCCGCGATCGATGCTAAGGATCGGTCCGGTTCGGCCTGTCGCAGCCGGAGTACCAGGGCCCGTGTCAGATACGACAATCGCTTAGTGGCCAAGGTTCGCCCTTTCCCGCTGGCGGGCCCTGTACGCGCGTACCGCGGGCGATCGGGCCAGGGCCGGCCCGGCATGCGTCCGATGCGTGTCGCCTATCCTACGCCATTGTGGCGGGCCGGGCGTGCCACCTGGCGGCCGGCCGTACATGGTTCGGGCCCGTCTACCCTGGCGGAGTAGCGGGCCCGGTACCTCGAGACGATGCGGCAGTTTTTATCCGTGCGTCTGCCGTTCCACGTCCCGGGCCAGTTTATCCGCATGGCGCCAGCGGTCCATCCGGCGGAAGTAGAGCACGGGGCCCGGCGCCGATTCGGCGCCATCGGCGTACGTCCGCGCGGCCATCCGGAGGTAATGCGCCAGCATGCGCGCGTCCATGGCAGGGAGACGAAGCGTAATCGTGTCGGACATGATTAGTTGTCTCCGAACGTGCAAACGGGCCCGCAACCGCCGGACAGATGGCGAACGCTGCGGAAGTGAGCATGTACCTCCGCCAGTCGATCGGTTTGCGTCCCGTTCGGCCAGCGGACCGGCCGGGCCCCGTTCGCCAATTCCTGACAGCGGGGACAATCGGCAACCTTGCGACCGAATACGACAGCATGCGTGTGCTTGGTAGTCATTACGCGAGTACCTCCACAATCCCGCGTTCGGCCAGCATGCGGGCCAGCGTATCGGCGCCATTGACGCCAAACTGCCGCACGAGACGTTCGATCTGTTTCGCGGTACCACGCTGGCCGCTGTACTTCAGCCATGCCGTGGCCAGCGTCGTGTACCGCGTATCGGCCAGGGCTGAGTCAATCCACGTGTTCATCATGTCCCCAAGCATACGCATCTTGCGTGTCCGTGTCAACAGGGCCCTGTACAGACCACGGGCCCGACATGCTGTGACGCATGCGGGCCCGTTGAAACCTGGCCAGGTGGCCGGCCGCTACGCTGCGGCCCGGGCCGCTTTGCGGGCCGCCACGTTGGCGTCGTGCAGCCGCTTTACCTCAGCCGCTTCCGCAGCCGCGGCCCGGATGGACTCCGCAGCCGCAGCCGCGGCCGGTGCCAGGGCCGCCAGCGTCCCGGCCGCATCGTTCCGCATCGGCATAACGACGAACAGCCGATCGGGCGTGCATAGCGTCCCGGTCCCGTCCGCATGCGCCGAGTGTAGAACCATGCCGGGCATGATCTCGAAGCGGTCCAAGTACTCCCTGGCCACGTACGCCACGCCCGGCGTCGTGACGCCCGGGCCGCCGGCACACGTGAGCACGTAACACTCCGTGCGTTCGGTCCGGCCGCGGCCCCTGGCGCCGAGTTTCCGGTATCGGTCCGTTTGCGTGCTCACGTGGATCATCGGCTGTACCGTCCAGACGATCGCGGAGTCGTCCTCGGGAATGCACTTGAGGATCTGAGCGGCGCCGTTGTTCGTCTCCGACATGCGGAGGACGCCAGGGGCCGCCAATTTCGGCGCGAACAACTTGATCATGTCCGCGGACGCGAACATGGCCGCGTTGTCCACCTGCGATTTTGCGATCATCCAATGGCCATTGGAGACGTAATCCGGGAACGTGGCCAGGGTACCGGCCGCCGAGAAGTCTGTAGCTTTGAGCGTAATCATGTTGGGATCCTTTACCAGTTAGCAGTCAGGTCATTGAGACGGAGGTACTTGCGCCAGGTGGCCATGGTCCGGCCGGCGGCACGCCACGATGCGACGCTATGATCGGTTTCCGTGGTCTGCCACGTGGCCAGGGCCCGCAATTGCGCCTTGATCGCATGCGGAAAGTGTCGGCGGTAGACGCCAGCGATCAACGTGCGGCAGCCGGGCGGAATGATGGATCCATCTCCGGCATGCGCCATCCACGGATAGTCGGGCGCCGCATCCCCATAGACGGCGATCGCGTTGTCCACGGCCGTCTGATACAGGGCCCGATAGTGCCGTGCGTAGTGCATTTGCCGAATTGCGCGGTCCGTCTCCAGACCATTCGGATCCTTGCGTGTGTTGCGGACGGGCCGGACCGCGGTCCATTCCACGATCGGCGTACCGGATTGACGTTTCATCATGTCGGACAGTCTACGCACGATGCGTGCTCCGTGTCAAATGGTCCGGGAACCGAAATGCAACCGGCCGTGGCAATTCGGGCACTGCAATTCATTGCGCCGGGCCAGTAGACGCGCGTCCGAATCATCACGGCCGTAGGGATATTGGCCATTGCACGACACGCAGCGGGCCCACCTGCAAACCGTGGCCGCATCGTGGATCCATTCGGGCCCGTCGTTACCGCCAGGATCGGCGTAGCACCGGCCGCACGTGTCGCACGTGTCCCCGATGATCTCTGATTCTTGGTCCCCGAACACGACGCCGATCTCCGGATTGTCGTGATCGTCCTCCATGCAATCCGGACAGTAGCGGGCCCCGTCGGCGGTATACGCGACGATCTCGAAACATTGCGCCATGTCAGCGATCCTCCCCGAATCGGGCCGATACCTCGGCGCCGAGGTATTCCGCGTGCTCGGCGGCAAACGCCAATTGCGCCGGAGTGTAGTTATCGAAGTACTCGCGGTCCGTGTCACCGGGCCGGAGTGTCAAAAACGACAGCAGTGCAGCGATGCAACGATCGGAGTCAATCGCATACATGGGCGAGCATGCGAAGTCTTCCCCGCTAAACAACGGGACGGCCGGCCCGCCGGGGAGGATATCGAAGCGGTACCGGATGATCGTTTTGCCGTACGAATCGGTCCGGTACGTGTCCCATGTTTGCAGCCGGAAACGCGGGCCCATGCCGGGCCGGTACGGCCGGAGGATGATCGTGCGGAGTTTAGAAAATTGGTCGGTCATGTCACACAGCATACGCACGATGCGTGTGTGTGTCAACAGGGCCCGCCGGGCCAGGTGGCCAGGTGGCCAGGTGGCCGGCCGGTGCCGGGCCCTGGCCAGGTGGGCCGGCGGGCCAGGTGGCCAGGTGGCGGCCCGTGCTCGGCGGGCCAGGTGGGCCAGGTGGCGGCCCGGGCCGGGCCAGGGGCCCGAACGCGGAACGGGCCCGCCGGAGTGTCCCCGGGGGCCCGTCTCGATTGCCTGGCCACCTGCCGCGGCAAGGTTTTGCGCGCCGCGCTGGCGCCTGTACGGCGGCAAGGTTTTGCGCGCGCGTCCGTGCGCCGTTACTCTCCGGCGGCCCGGCGCGGCTGCGCGTTGATCAGGTTGATCGCGGCCTGAATCGGCAAGGTAATTTCCATCGTGGCCAGGCCGTGATAGTTCACTTTCAGCGTGCCGATGTTCTGCCGATTGTGCCGGATGATCTCGTGCTCGTGCGCGCCGGCATTGTCCCCGTTTCGCCCGGCCCACACCTCGGCGCCGATGCCGGCCGCCACGTGATCGGCAAACGTGCGCGCCGCTTTGTAGTTGGCCACCGTGGCCGCGGTCCGCTCCGTCAGGCGGATCCAGATCGGCTCGTACGGCGTGACGAGTCGGCGGAGGACGTCGCGCGCGATCTGCGCGTCGGTCTTGCCCGTGCCGACGTTGATCCCGTCGATCTTGTCCTCGTCGCGGAGGTAGGGCCGGCTGCCGTCGGCGTCGTTCGGAATGTCGGCCGACACGTGGACGGACGCCTTACCCGTCCACCGGGACGTGTGGAAGTAGACCGCCAGGCCATCCACGCGGATCCAGCGCCCGCCCATGTCGTTACGGATATCGGTCGTCCACATCACGCCCGACTGGCTCGAAAGCTCGCGGGCGATATCGTGGACGCGTGTCAGAGTTTCGGCCGCGTGCGCGGTCTGCTGTTCGTATGTCATGATCGGAAGTATACGCGTTTTGCGTAGCGTGTCAACAGGGAAATGCGACGGCCCGGCGTGCGGCCCGTGCGGCCCCGATGCGGCCCGGAGCGGGCCGACGGCCGGCGGCCCTGGCGCGCGGGCCCCTGTACGGCGGCGAGGGTTTGCGCGCGCGTCCCTGTACGGCGGCGAGAATTTGCGCGCGGGTCAGCGCGCGTCGGGCGGGGGCGTCGGGTCCAACAGATACCGGACCCGGGTCCGGATCTCGATCCGGCGGTTCAAGTCGATCAGGCCGCGCAATCCGGCGGTGAGCCGGTCCACCTCGGCCTGTGACGCGAGAAAATCGCGCGTCAACGCGGTCACCTCGGCGGCGAGCGCATCGCGGCCCCCGGTTAGCCGCGCGATTTCGTCCATGCCGTGGGCGACGTCGGCGCGCGCGTTCGCCAGCGCCTCGGCGTGGACGGCGGCAAGGGTTTGCGCGTGCGCGTCCACGAGCCGATCGATCGCGGCCTCGGCGGCGTCCTCAAAGCCCGTGAGCCGGTCTGAGGGAATGACCGCGGCGCCGGCCCGGAGCAGGCCGCGGCGGGTCGCCAGGTCGAGCACAGCGCGGAGGATGGCGCGGGCCAGGTCACTCATCGGGCGGATCCTCGCCGTCGGGTGTGCGCGGCCGATAGCGGATCCCGTAGGCGTGCAGTTCATCGAGCGCGGCGGCGATCTCCGACGCGCACCCGGCGCACTCGGCGTTGCTCGGCACGTCGGGCCCGAGTACCTGCATGATCCGTTGCAGCGTGCCCTCGGCGTGCGCCAGCTTGGCCCGCAGGCGGGCGCGTTCGGCCACGGCGGCATCGATCATCAGTTCAAGCTGGACCGATTCGCCGTCGAGGTGATCGAGGGTCGCTTGCAGCCGGCGGATCTCGGCGGCCAGGACCGCCGCCACTTTCGGCTCAAGCCCGGGCTGCGCGTGGGCGTGCTGCATGTGCGCGATCGTCCGGAGCACGAGCGTGCGCGAGGATTCAACCATGGCGGCAAAATGTATCAGACGCGGCGAAATGTTTTGACACGTGGCGCGCGGTTGAGTCGGTAAATAGGCCGATCGGTCTACAGCGGATCCCCGGCCAGGCCGACCGCCACGATCACGCCCGGCTGCTCCGTCGGCTCGGCGTACCGCTTGTCGAGGGTCATCCGGCACACTTGTGCGTCGTCGGCGTACGCCACGCCGGTCAGCGCGTCGAGGACCGCGCGCGTGAGCTTGTCGAGGTCCGGTTTTTTCGTGTGCGCGATCGCCCGGCGTTTCGGGTGCGCCTGCGGGCGCGGCAGGATGAACGCCAGATCGACGCGCACGCCGACGCCCCGCGGCCAGGTTTCGCGTAACGCCTCCGTGGCGGCGTGCCGTACGACCGCTTCCCACGCTTTCAGGCCGGTCGAGGTACTGGTGAGCACCGGCCGCGTCCAGCCGGCCGGCGTGAACGCCCGCACGCTACCTTTGGTGACCGGCACCGCGACGGCGCGGAACGTCACGAGCCGGCGCGTCAGCGGATCGAGGTCGAGGATCGACACGGGCCCTCGCAATCAGTCGCGCCGTCTCAGCGGCGCACGCCTGGCAGGCGAACAGCGGCAGGACCGGCGGGACGTGGTCGGCCCACGGCACGCCGAACGCGCACGTCACATCGTCTACGCTTGACAGCGTATACGTCTGTAGCGTATACTCGTCGGTATGTTGAACCTCCACACGCCCTCACCTGTGCCGGCCTTCGCGCCCGGCGTCCACGCCGAGCCCGGCCTCTGCGATCACTGTGACGAGATCGGACTCGTCACGCTCACCCGGCGCGACGGCGCGATCTGCGCGGCCTGCTACGCCGAATCGTGCGATAGCGCCGGCCGCTACGTCCGCGCCTGCGAATGTTGTTCGGCTACCGAGGGCATCGAGCCCGAGGACGACGACGGCCGGCCGTGGATCTGCCTCGACTGCCGCGCCGAGTGCCACGACTGGGATGATCAGGGAGATTGACGCCATGACTGCCAAACAGATCCAAGCCCTCCGCCACGCGCTGAAAGAAAACGCCGAGACGTTCGGCGCCCGGTTTCTCGTCAGCGGCCGAACGGTCGAAGGATGGGAACAGGGCCGCGAGCCGCACCGCCTCGTGTCGCGCATGCTCGATACGCTCGCCGTCGAGGTCAAGCACGCGGCGCGGAGGTCGGCGTGAGCCGCTATCCGCTTCGCGTCATGCGCGATGACATGAACGATCGCGCCGGGCGTCCGGTGCCCGTCCATGCGGCTCACGCGGCCACTTACAACGCGAACGGCAGCATCCGGACGGCCTGCGGGCGCACGCTGCGCTACTGGATTGACGAGGACCGCGACGTATCGTGCTCGCAGTGCGCCCGGATCCTTGACGACATCGACAAAGAGGCGGCGCTCTAGCCGCATCACGCCCGCCAATCCTCGCGCACGTCGAGCCGGTACTCGAACAGTCCGGACTCGGCGGGCGCCAGGCGGCGCCGCTCCACGCGGTACGCGCCGAATCGGTCTTTCCGTAAATCCCGCAGCCTGGCCGAGACGCTGGCCTCCGTCCCGCCGCACCGCTCGGCAATCGACGCCAGCGTGCGCCACTCGCCGTCGCGCATCAGCGCATAGACGCGACCGAGCAAGATCCGCAGGCGGTCACCGTCGAGCGCCGGATCGAACGTCGCCCCGTCAAAAAATGTCGGCTGGATCATCGGCGCACCCGTCGGATGGATTGCCGGCGCGGCCTCGGCGGCGTGCCGGTCGCCTTGATCGCCTCGGCGGCCTTGCGCGCGGCGATGAGCGGCGCCAGGCAGAGGTAATGCACCGGCCGGCCGACGGCGTCCATGAACACGCCCGACACCCGCCCGCCGCCGCAGATCGCGCACGTCGTCATGCGTCGATCTCCACGACCGCGGCCAGGCGGCGCGCGCCGCACTGCGTCGGGGTCGTACATTCGGGCGTGTGCGAACAGCGATCGCGCCAGGTGCCACCGTCAGCCCGCGGACCGATCGCGCGTCTGACGGCCGCCTGGGGGCCCACAGCGGCCACCTGCGGGCCGGCCCCGTAATCGTCGGTCCACCGCTCGCCGTTGAGCCAGGTCGCGGGATGCGGAATGAATCCCTCGTGCCAGTCGCGCGAGCCGCGCTGCACCGCGATCGCCGCGATCATCCTGGCCACCTCCGCGGCGGTCGGACAGATCCGCGCGAACGCCTTTTCGGCGTCCTTCTTGCCGACGCGCCGCGGGTACGCTTCCCAAAACTCCGCGAACAGCCGCGCGTTGAACGGCCGATCCCGCGGCGGGCCCGTCGGTTCGGTTAGTGAAAAAGTTTCGTCGCGGCGATCATCAGGTACGTTTGCTTCACGTACTAACAAGGCAGGTACAGGACGTACAGGCTGTACAGGCCGTACAGGATCTAGATCGTACGTACGTACGTACGGAGCAGGGTCCGTGCCAACTTGCGCGGCCCCGACATGCGAAGTTTCGTCGTGCGAAAAAGGTTCGTCGGCTGGGTCCAACGGGTCAGCGTGGGTCGCCGGCGAAACTTTTTCGGGGTCGCGCGAATCTTTGTCGTACTGCGATTTGTCGTTGGTTCCGTGTTGATAAATTTCGTCTACGAGCGCCACCTCTAGCACGTCGAGCGCGTCCCGCAATGCCTCGACCGCCGCCGACAGGTGGCGCGCGGCCAGGCTGCACGTCAAGAGCGCCGCCGTACGCGTCGTCGTCATGATGCCCTCGCGGCTTGGCGTTTCGTTTCGTTGGCGTGGTTCCATTCCCATAGCCGGCGCACCGCCAGGAACACGGGTAGCAACTCCGCCACCGGCGGCACCGGCGCCAACTCGAAATCCGGATCACTCCGCACTTTGGGGAGCCGCACGATCAGCCCGGCCTCGGGCGTGGCGTGGCCCATTTCCATCAGCGCCACCTGATAGGCGACGTTCTGCAAGTGCGCCTCGGGATAGACGGCCTTGCCCGTTTTGAAATCCACCAGCGTGGAGACGCCGTTGACGTCGGCCAACAGATCCATCGTCCCGGCGTAGCGGTGCGTCCGACTCCACACGGTTTGCTCGATCAGGCGCGGCTGGAGATCGACCGACTCGGCCCACGTGCGGAACGCGACGAACGCCCACCGGGCCGGATCACTCGCCGCCGGCTCGGGGCCGACCTTGTGCCCGAGAAGCGTCCGCAGGTGCCACTCGATCAAGGCGTGCGCTTGCGCGCCGATGGCGCCGGCCTTGTCGAGCGCGCGCCGATGGGCGCGGACGGTGCCGAGCCGACCGGCCAGGGTCATCGTGAACACCGGCCGTGACATCGGCTGTGCCTTGAGCAGATCGAGGTAGAGGTCGGCGGCGGCCTCCGTGACAAGGTCGCGTTCCTGATTGGCCGCCCAGTTGATCAACGCGGGCTTGCCGATCACGCTGAGGACGTGCGTCACGCTCGGGAACGCCTCGCCGTCCACGTCGTAAAAGCGCCCGGCCGGCGTGTCCTGGCGCGT